AACGTCCACACCATCTCGCCGCCCTCCTTCGCGTAGGTGACGTCGGCGAACTTCGCGAATGCGCAGTACTGGCAGTTGACCACGTCGTTGCGCTGCAGATCGCGGATCGAGATCTGGTTGGTGCCGTGATTGGCCGAGGCTTGCGGGTTGCCCGCGACGTTGGTGTCGAGCCCGTACATCGTCGACAGCACCGAGTTGCTCGGCGATGTCTTGAGTAATCGCACAGTAACGGTCGCGGCTTTCCCGGCATGAAGACTGTGCATCACGGCGCCATCACTTCCGATGGTCATTGTGCTCTTATCCTCAACCATGACTATACTTATGCCGCCCTCGGCATTACCTGCTCCGGCGCCCAGCGTGACGTTCCCATTCGGGCCGACGATGCTAGCCATATTGTCTAAGAAGGAATATGTGCTCATAAGTAGAACTCCGCCTCTCTGTTAGCAACCTATGGGAGACATTCCCGGTTTGCTGCGCCCGCTCGCAAGCGGGGCCCTCGATCACCACATGAATCGGGCGACGTGGTGCTTCGAACACCGCGCCGCCCTTGACACCGTTGAACTAGTAAGGAGTTCAGACAATGCCCGACGAAGATGTAGTTGCCCGCCTCGCCCGGATCGAGACGAACATGGCCACCAAGGCCGACCTCGACGCGTTGCGTGTCGCCCTCGGGCATAAACCCTTACGCCCGCATGCGACGCTTTATTGCTCGTTTTGCGCCAAGAGCCAGCACGAAGTGAAACAACTGATCGTTGGGCCGGGCATGTTCATCTGCGACGAGTGCGTCCGGATGTGCATGAAAATCGTCGAAGGCGAGCAACTATGAGCGAATTGCACGATGTCGATCGGCGGGTCGCGGTGCTCGAGCAGATCGCCCGCGATACCGCGGCGGCGCTCTCGGACATCCGCGCCGAGTTGCGACTGATGCGGACCGATATCCAGCAATTGCGCGGCCAGTTTCATGACGACTTCCGCTGGCTGTTGCGCTTTATGATTGGCGGATTTGTCGGCGTGCTCGCCCTGCTCGCTCACGGATTGCATTGGATTTAGGGGAGCAGCCGTGATCGCGGTCGCCGCCGACACTTTCCCTTGAACCCCTGCATTTAATGCTTATCTAATCCCTGACGGGCGCTGGAACGCCGGCCTGCAGAAAGGATACCCCGATGAACAAGACCCTCACCGCCATCGCGCTCGCCACCGCAGTGGTTGCCAGCGCCACCAGCGCCCAAGCCTCCTGGGGCATATGCGTCGCGCCCGACCGCATCGATACAATAGAAACATGCGGAGTCAAAGATCAAGATATTGCCAAGGCAATGGAGTTCATCGTCGAGATGGCTGTCCTTGAATTGCGCCAAGGAATGCCCGTTCCCTGGTTTGAAACCTACTGCCAACCAACTGTAACCGGATTCAAATGCACGTATAAAGGCATCACCCAAATCTATCGGCGGTAAGAAATGCTCGCGGTCGCAGGCGGCATTCTGCTAGCGCTGGCCGTCCTCGGAGTTCTCCGGCGCCTCCCGGAGATCCTCGCGGTGCTGTTTATCCTCTACCTGATCGGCAGATGTGTCGGGCCGAATTGAGGGCTGGCGAACCGGACGGCCTCTACACAATCCCTCCCCCTCCAAATAACATCTGTAGCATTGTACCAAGTCCAATCGCCGCAAGTAAGATCCTATTGACATTCACCAAGACATTCGCAAAATGTATCGCTCCAGCCATTTTCACGGCTATCGTGATGACCGGCGCTATTCTTGCCTCGCGGTCGGCCTGGTCTTGGGTGTCGACAGAGTTCGCGAATGTGTACCAGCCAGCGTGCAGCGTATCGCCCTGGTTGAGCTCGCCAAACCCCGGCGCGTTCCACACCCCGGGCGCCACCAGTCCGTTGGTCACACCCTGCGACAGGCTGAGATCGCAGGTGGTCACCAGGGTGTGCACGCCGGGATTGGTCTGCGGCACCTTCGGTGAGGTGTAGAGCACATTCCACAGGTCGTTCTGGATCTGATTCGCGAGCCAATCGAGCCCGTGCATCTCGTCGAAATAGGCGCGGCCCGACATCACACCTTCCTCGAGGATCGCGGCACCGTTGTTGTATTGGACGTAGACGTTGAGCCGCTTGTTGGCCAGCGTCGTCGCCTGGGTGCCACTCAGCACCTCCGGGAAGATCCCCGGCTCGGTCTTGAACTTCATCGTGATGGTGGTGTTCGAGCCCTCGAAATTCGTGGTCAGCGCGCGACCGAAGAAGCTGGCGATCGCGAAGCGCTGCGACGAATACTGAACCACCGTACGCATGTAGCCGGCCAGCATCGAGAGGCTGCCGATGTCGGCGGTGCTGGCGGCATTGAGGCAGAGCGGGTCCTGAGAGGTGATCCCGTACATGTGCTTGTCGGCCGCGGCCTCGATATAGCCGGAGACCGCCTGGTGCTCGGCATTGGTCAGGATGCGCGAGGCGGCGAAGGTGCAGGCATACCAGCCGCGGCCGTCGACCCGCGCGACGCAGGCGACCGGGGTCTCGAGGGCGATGCCGGGGACGTTGCGCGAGGCCAATGGCGCGGTCATCAGCAAGCCGCCCATGGTCTGTACCGGTGGGGTGCCGGTGAAGGTTCCCGCGCCAGAGATGTCGGTCCCGGTGGTCGGCGCCGTCAGATAGCTAATCGCGGAGTTCGCCCCTGAAGTGCCGCTCGTCAGCATGAATACCGGGTTGTTCAGACCGCCCCAGGTAAATGTCGCGAGCTGTGCGGGAACGCCGCCCGCGGTGCGCACCGCGGCCTGGATCGTGGCGGCGACCGCGTTGAGGTTTTGTGCGCCCGAGAAGTTCATGCCGGTGACTTGGATGGCGGTCCCCCCGTCAAGCGTCACGGTGAATCCGGCGGTGGTGGGGAGGCTAGTCCACAGCGGCATCTGCTGTTGCGCCAGCGACAGCGGCCCGCTGACCAGCCGGCCATTGGTCGCGGTGTTCGCCCAGCGGCCGATGAAGAGCGTCCCCGGTTGCGGCACCTGCCCGAAGAACAGCGCGGCGGCGAGGTATTCGGTCGCGACGGTGCCGAAATCGTAGGCCACGTCGGCGATGTCGTTGTATTCGCGCATCACCTCGCCGGTGTCGACGACCGGGCTGTCGCCGAGGATCAGCAGCGTGTCGAAGCGGACGGTCGGGATCGCCTGCGGCGTGAAGTTAACGGTCACGTCAACGACGCGGCTGACGCTCAGACCTTGCGGCATCGCTTATCTCCTATCGGGGGTTGTCGGGTGGCGCACGGCGCGACCCGCGGCGGGCTTCACTTTCATTGTTCTGTTTCTCCTCAATGGTGCCCGAACCGCCGGAACCCACCGGTCGGCGTCCCGACGCCCGGCCCCGCACCGATCACGCTGAATTTCATGGCGCTGTTCGCCACGGTCGTCCACACGGCACCGCTGCCGTTGTTGGTAGCCGGATCGAAGTTGCTCGAAGTGCGCATGAGCCCGGCGGGATACGGGTTCGCCGCGGTGTTCGAATAAGTCGAGACGTAGCCGGCCGAGCCGGGGTTGCAGTTGTCGGTGGGCGGACTGCCCGACGCCCACCCGGAGCGCGGCGGGCAACCGCTGTAGTTGGTCGTATCGGCCGTCATCGACCACACAAGCGCATATTGCGTCCCGCCGGTCAGCGCCATCCCGGTGATCTGTGCCGGGGTCGGCCCCCAATTCAATCCGGGCGTCCCGCTGGCCAGCCACGTCGTATTCAGATCCGGATGCGCCGTGTAAGTCCCGAGCGCAGGCCCCGTAGTACAGGGCGCCGTACCGCTGCCGCAACTGCTCGACGTGGCGAAAACCTGGAACTGTAGAGGCTGATTTGGAGCCGAGCATCCAGGCAAAGTCGAGAGGCTTAAACCACACCACTGATTGCACTGTGCCGCCTCGAACTCGATGTTGAAAGTACCCGAGACGCTGGGCGTGAACGTCTGCATCCGCGAGAGCTGCGGATTGAGGTTTCCGGCCCCGGCAATATCGCAGTGGCTGCCAAACAGCGCACCCTCGCTGGTCTGGTCGGTCGTAAACACCAGTGGGGTAGTCGACACCACCCCCGGCACGACGACCGAGGCGTTGGACGCTCCCCCGTCGCCGCAGCCTTGAATAGTCTTGATCGTCGGCGGGGTGGCCGTGTCGTCGAATTGCAGCGGATAATAGAGGGCGTTCGCCAGGGCATGCCCCCAAAAGCCAGTGAGAGCGGGTGGGTTAGGCCCAGCGTAGTGATCTCCCCTAAGTAGCAACGTCGTACTTCCGCCAGCGGTTATATTGGCAACGGAAAACACCTGAGACTGGCAAGTATCATACGAGAACTGTGTAATGCTGGGTGACCACGGACCTGCCATCGAGGATGCCACGACGTAGGAATATGTCACCCCAGCATTACAGTAGTTGCAATTACCGCCGCCGATCAGGTAGTAATACCCGTTACGTTTAAATATCGCCTGGCCTTCACCTGGGTCGATCGACGTTGACGCCACGCTCCCGTAAGCTGCATTAGTCGCATCCATCTTTGTAAAGATTATCGAGCAGGGCTGGGTGGCGGTCAGCGGTCCCGACGCAACGTTCTGGCTGACACTGACCCTATAAGTGCCGGCGCCGCCAGTGGTCCCCGAGATCTGATTTTCCACCACGGTATTCGGCGCCACACCCGTACCTGCGATCAGTGACCCGGGATACAGAGTCTTCCAGAACGTGATCGTATCTCCAGAGGCCACCCCCGGACCGATGGCCGCTGAGGTTAATACAACGTTGGCCCCGGTCTGGCTGACCACCACATTGGTCGGCAGAGCCGCCGGGGTGGTTGTGTCGGTCACCAGCATGTACACGAGGAGGCCAGATGGCGCGCTGGCAAACGTCAGCGTAGTATATCCAGGACCAGTCGCGGCTGTCGTTTGCGCGGTGGTAGACGACGCCGCCGTGACCGTCAGCACGGTTCCTGGAGTGCCAACGGTGCCGTTATCGATCCGGCCGGTGCCCGTAAACGTTGTTCCAGAGGTACTAAGCGGACCACAACTGCCAAACGCATAATACCCTGTGCCGTCATCGTCCAGCAGCACCCCGTAGTCGCCCGTTCCTTGAGGTCCTGTTTCCGGGACCGGCACCATGTAGGGGGCATGGTAGACGCACCCGCTATAAGGCGTGTCGCACACAAACATGTGCATGTTGTACCCGCAACCCCCAGCGGCACAACCGGGCATTGGAGCGGGGGTACTGCCAAAAGCACCCCAGACGATGAACTTTCCGCTGGTCGCTGTTCCAGTCTTCGTGTTGTAAATCACCTTGGGCACGCCGCAGAAAACGTTATTTTGACGGCAATTCCAGTCGTAGGTGTGCCCATTGGGATCACCGGGCGACACGGCGTTAACGTTGAACAACGGCGTGTGATTGACCCAGGTCTTGTTCTCTAGCGAGGGCGACACATAAACGGCGATGCCGCCGAAGGGCGCACCGGGAGGGGCCGCCGCGGCGGAGCGCTGATACTGCCGGAAGCGCGTGCCCCAATAACTGCCGTACTGCACAAAGCAGGTTGCCGAGGACGCACATTCGGGGATATTGCTAAAGGTGCCGCTAGGCAATTGCAGCAGCGTCCCGTCGGTCGCGGACACCTTGGCTCGAGCAGTGTCGAACTGATTGATCTCGTTGTCGTGCGCATAGCCCAGCGCGGCACCGTAGTTATAGAGCGTGACCTGCGCGCTGGCCGGCAGGACCAGCCCAAGCAGCAACAGCAGCAGAAAAACCCGCATCATCTCAGAACCCAAAATATGATCGTTGGTTGCTTTCAAGCGACGTGCGCAAGGCCGATGACAGTCCCGGGTTGGCAAACACAATGAACTCGGCGAACCGGCCGGCATACCCTTGGGGATAGCCAGCCGGAGCATAGCTGCTGAGGTGCACGGAATTCGCTGCTCCGCCGTTGGTCAAACTTCTTGCCGTTATAGTGCCGGTGGTGTCCGCTCCGTTCGAGCGCAGAACCGATGACGCTCCGTTGTAGTAGCCCTGAATGGCGTACCACGATCCGGTCGTGAGCGGCCCGGCGGTCTTCACGTAGTTCGTCGTATCAGTGGCGATGTCGAAGGAGCCAGTGCTGGCGGCCGGATCGTCGAGACCGAGAGCACCTTGTTGATTGTCGGCACTATAGACATAACAATAGCCCGCCGCGCTAGTAGCAGTGAACACCGCCGATATGCTGTAGGGTTGCGCCGAATCGGTCGGGGTGGCTGCCGACAGCTGCGTCATGTATGTCGATTGATCGGTTACAAAGACGATGCACGGCAGCGCGCCGCTGCTGCATCCAGAGAATGCCAGAGCGTTACCGGCGTTGCCGGTCGCGGTCAGGTGGGGCCAACTGCCCGACTGGTTGACCCACACCACCGAACACGTACCGCTGGCGCCGCCGGCGCACCACGTCGTCAGCGCCGTGTTGTTCTCCCCCGAATTCCCGCAGCCGGCGGTGTTCGGGGCGAGCCCGCCGGTCGCCGCAAGGGTGGCGTTGCAGGTATGGCTGTCAGTGCTTCGCGTCAGGTTGAGCGCCGTGGCGCCCGCCGTCGCGAGCGCCGTGCTGCACGCTCTCACGCTGTAACACGCCAAGGCCGTGACCCCGGTGGTGACGTTGAGGGGGCCAACATAGGCCCCGCCGCCCGCAGCGAACGGCATCTGCACCATGTTGGCGCGGCTCGCCAGCGACAGCCCGGCGACGACCGCCGCGGTCAGCGCCAGCCAGCAAAGGAAGAGCCTCCTCATTACTGCACCACGATATGCACGACGCCGCTGCCGGCGCTCGAGGTCGTGAAGCCGGTAGCCACCACGCCGAAGACCGCCCCCGCCGGAATGCTGGCGTTGGTCACACCCATGTTCTGCGTCACGTTGACCGTGCCATTAGCGTTGCAATTGCTGGCGGGGGTGTTGATCTGGGTACCACTGCCGAGCGCCGTGCCGCTCGCCGCATACCAGAGAGCCAGCGTTGCGGCAGCGCCGTTGTTGATGTTGCCGACCGCGCACCAAGCAGAGACGACCGTCGCCCCATTGGTCGCCACGCCCAGCGGCAATTGCGCGGCCGACAGGTTCTGGCCCGGCCCCCAGGTCAAAGTGAATGGCCTGGCCGGGACCGTTCCGCCGTCCTGCACGCCACCAGTCGTGTCAGCGGCGGTGAGCATGTGCCCTACCGTCACCGCGCCGGAAAGATACATGAGGCTTGTCGCCGACCAGACCGTACCAGCGATAACAGCAGCGACGACCGCTCCGATCAGCGCCCCGGTAAGCAGGTTTTTCATTAGCATTAATCCGCTATGGACATAGGGTGAAAGGAGGCGCCGTTCCGGTAGCAGCGCTGAAAGCCGCCGTCTGGCCGGTCGCGACCGTCGCTGGAGCGGTGAAGCAGGGCGGCGGCCCAGCACCGGAAGTCGGCATCAGCAGGATGAACGCATCGGCCGACATCGACACCAGCAGCGCTCCCATCAAGAGAGCTAGCGAAAGGAGACGTTGCATCGCCCCGCTCCTGTAACGCCTGGCGCCCCCGTGACCTTGGCGCCGATCCAATAGTTGGCCGGCACCACGATGGGGCCGGGCGGCGTCGGCAGCAAATTCGCGCTTTCGGTTCCCGCTGCCGAAGTGAACATGTTGAATGGATTGCCCATCGTGGTGCCGGCTCCAATCAGTCCGCTCGCCGTCTGCTGGTAGAACTGCATCGAACTTGCCGCCGCCGCCACGACGTCGTTCTCGCATGCGATGGCGTAGACGATGCGGACCGAGGGAGCCCGTCCGACACCGAACCCGTTGGTCGCCAAGCTCAGATCCATTCCTGGTAGCCAGGAGAACGGTAAAATCTGCACCGGCCCCATCGGCACGCTCAGCGCGTTGGCGCCGGTGGAGACGACAAAAGACTGAAGATCAGCCGGGAACGTCACCGCCCCGCCTGCCGCCGCACTGCCACCGATCTGCCCGCCATTGATCTGGTCGGCGCTGTTTGGGGTTAGTGTCGCCTGCACCCCGACCGTGGCGATGCTCACCCCACCCTGGCCGGAGAGCGTGTTCACGGCAGGAAACGTCAAATTGCATCCCGCGATGTTGCACACAAATGTCTGGCCGTAGGTCCACTCGCCAGCGGTTATCGTATGAGCGGCGGGGTTGACCGTAACCCCGCCGTGAACCCCACCCAACACAAAGCTGGTGGCGCCCACATTGACCTGCAGACATTGATACCCGGTAAGCTCGTTGCCGCCCAACGGAGACAGCGCGCCGGGGATCTGGGTTTGCACGGGCAGCGCAGCTTTGCCGTCGACGGCAACCGTGGCGTTGCCCGTGTTTGGCGTTGTGAAATTGGCGCAGACGATGTCCATCGCGGTGTTGTTGAACCCGCCGCCCGTCGTGATGGTCGGTGCGTTGGCGGTGCCGCCCACGGCAGTAGCCATGAACAGGTGAGGGCGCCCGGCGACCGCCTGCGCATGGGCGGCGCCAGCCACCAGGCACAGCGCCAATGCGAGAGCAAGTAGTTTCATGGGACGGTGTACCATTGGGTAGCTGTTGCAGCGACCAGAAGCGCGGTCGTATCGGCCGGCACGATGATCGGCGCGTTGGCCGCCAGCGCATTGATGGCGGCGCCGGAAGCCGGATAAAGCGACAGAGGAGTAGTCAGGCTGTTTCGGACGTATTGATGGGCACCAGCTGTTGGCGTCGTCGGCAGCGCCACGCCGCCGCTGCCGGTGGTGACTGCGTTGATCGTGGCGGTGAGCCCCGTCGCTCCACCCTGCGTGGTTCCGGCGGCGGGAACCGCAGGGTTTACGGTATCTGCTGCAGCACTAGTAAACGGCTGTCCGCTTTGGTAGTAGGCGGTTGCATTGACCGTTCCCGGTCCCATGTCGCCAACGATGGCGGTGGTTCCACCTGTTGCCCCACCGACAACGACGCCTTGGCCAATCGTCATACGGGTTGAGAGGGTAGCAGTGACCGCGGTGCCTAGCGTCGTGGTGTCGAATTCCAGCTGCGAACCTTGAGCCGCATCGCTCCACGCCTCGGAAGCCCGCGCGACAATCGCAGCGGACTGTTGATAGCCGGCCGCAGCGGTGTAGCCGGCAAAGTTGGTAAATCCCAAGATGGCGTTGAGGAATGGCGGCAACGGTGTGCCGGCCGTTCCGGATGAACGGCGAAAAGAGAGCTGCGGCGAGTTTGCGGAACCGGTGCTAAAACACTCGATCTCCACTCGGGCATTTTGAGTGTCCATCCCAGCTGCGCGAACCAGTGTTCCCGTATATGGCGCAGGTAATGTCCCGGTGTTCTGGTTGACCGTGACCGTGTTGAGACTGGTCAGATCGCGGGTGTAGGCGGCGACTGTGCCGTTCGAAGCCAGGACACTACCTGCCGGACCCAGTGTCGGTCCTGCCGTCGCGGCAGTGATCCGGCCCTGCGGATCGACGGTCAAGCTAGCGGGATAAGCAAAAGTGCCACCTGGAGCAACTGCGGTATTCGCCAGCGCCGGAGCCGCGTCCGAGCGCATGAAGGTCGTTTGAGTGCCGGGGTGTACCGTGCCGTCGATCGTCTGCGTCGGGGTTCCCGGTGTGCCGGTGCCGCCGGCCTGAAAAGTTGGATTAACGCCGGCCCCATTGCTGGTCAACACCGTGCCCGCCGCTCCCGGTGCCGCAGCCGCGATGGCGTTGGTGCCGTTGCCCAGCAGCACATTGGCCTGGGGCAAGGTAGTAGCGCCCGTGCCTCCGCTGGCCACCGGAACTGTTCCCAACCCCACGGTCACAGTCGCGGTCGAGCCGCCGCCGGTAATCGGCGCAGTGACATTGACTGTACCGATCCCGCTCCCCGGCGGGGTTGCCTGCAGCGCGGTGATCTCGTTGGCAGCGATTTGAAAGTTGCTGCGTACGGACGCCGTGGTCGGGTTGCCGGTGACCGGGACCGTTAGATCAATGTTTGAAGGCATCGGACCTCCTAGTCCCAGGTCGTCGCGCCGCCGTCCCAGGTTGTCGCGCCGCCGTCCCAGGTACTTCCGGCGGCAGGCGCTTGCGTGGCCGTCTCGAAATCGTCCTCGACGAGCCGCGTCTCACCCGGCGGCTGTGCGGTGATCGTGCCGCGCGACTGCACCAGGTTGCGGACGTTGTAGTCGTAGCGGATCTCGCGGCGGAGGATGACGTTGATGTCGCTCCGCGGCCACCAGCGCTCCTTAATCAGCTCGGCCGTGCGGGTCACACCGCTGACCTCGACCAGGCCCGCGCTGTTGGCGCGCAGCACCGCCCGGTTCTGGTCGATAAACAGACCGCGCTGCAGATAGGAGCTGAACCGGTCGCCGTTGGGCCCGTAGAATGAGCACAGGATCGTCGCCACCTCGTGGGTCTGCAGCGCGTCGTAGCCGTTGCCGGCAGCCGCAGGGGCATCCCAGGTCGTTTGACCGGCATCCCAGGTCGTCGCGCCGTTGTCCCAGGTGCTGCCAGCAGCGGCCCTCGATGCTGTAGCGTCCCAGGTCGACGCGCCCGCGTCCCAGGTCGATGCGCCATTGTCCCAAACGCTCCCCGCGGTCGGCGGCGGCAGCGCGGGTATATGAACGATTGCCGGATCGAAATCGATGGTCGTGGACATCACGCCAAACGCGCACCAGTCGGTCTCGATATCTGGGCGCGGCGCCGGCTCCGGCTCCCAGCGCGGACGCACCAGCGTCGGATCGAACCCGGTGATGCCGGCGAAGAAGTCATGCAGGAAATCGTCAAAGTCGTCATCGAAGACCGGCGCCGACGGTTGCCGCGGGAGGAGGTAGCCGGGTTGGGTGCTGTCGCTCACGTAAGCAGGCTTCGCCGTAGTTTGGCGACCGCATCATCGGGCGTAGCGCCGAATTCGGCATGGACCTCTTGCGATCGCGAGACCTCCAGCGGGCCGTCGCCAAGCTCCGGGATGTGGGCGCACCACGCGAGATAGGCGGAGTCCGCCGGCCAGGGCCCGTGACGGGTTTTGCGGACGGCGTAATACCAATCGCCGAATTGCCCGGTGCTCGTCGCCATCTTACGCAAGTCCCATCGGCACCGGGAGTGCCGTGATCATGGTGGCGACTGCGTAGACAAACCCCCGGCCGTAGCCCGACCAATCATCGAGCAGGCGGACGATGTAGGTGTCGCCGTGCCATTGGATCTGGTCGGGATGCATCTGGTTGCCCATGGCATCCATCGCCGCACCCTGCAGCCGGAACTCCGTCCATAGCCCGATGGTCTTTTCCTGCACCTCGCTTTCCGGCAGCCGCTTCAGGTCGTCGGGCGAGGCCGCGCCGATTACCGCCAGGGCGGCGTGCGGGGTGTCGGTGATCTGCCCGCGCCCGTACTGGTCGACGACGATGGCGCGGCGGATTACCTGGATGGAGGCGAGCATGCTCGGGTCGAACGCGTCGTTGACGTCGAGTGTAGGCACCGATCAACCCTCCAAAAGGCGCTTTACACGCGAAGAGGACAGCCGTTAAGCTGCCCTCCTAGTCGCGGCTTTACCGTGACGGCCGTGCCCTGCCGGATCGAGCAGCGCCGGGCCCAGACATGCCGCGCCGTGCCAAGCCAAAGCCCTCCGTTTCCGGGGGGCTTCTACTTTAGCACTATTTGTCGGAGAGAACCCAGGTGATGCTGCGAAGGAGACTTCCGGTATCGATGAGCGGAACGGTGTCGCTGGGGCTGATGGCCTGGCGGCGGTAGCTGCTGCCGGGCGTGCGGATGCGCCGCCGTGCGACAGTTTCAGCTTTCAGGGGCGGCGGGATTCCCGCAGCAATCGTAGCCTGGACGGCGTTCGTCGCAAGCTGCCCGGCCTCGCCGAGGTGCCGCCTCATCAGCAGAGGCTCGCCGGCGAGCGCATCGCGGGCTGCCTG